ATCGACACCCAGGACTACGACGCGCGCCTGGCGTCGCTGATCGGGGCGGCGACGGCGATGGTCGAGGCCTTCTGCGGCATCGCCCTGATCCAGCGCAGCTACAAGGGCTTCCTCGACGCCTGGCCGCGCGCGCACGGGCGCGGCGACGAGGGCGCGGGCTGGCCGCAGGACCCGGGCGCCTGGCCCGGCGGCGGCCGCGAAGCGCGCTGGCTGGAGATCCCGATGCCGCCGCTGATCAGCGTCGATGCGGTCACCACATACGACGACACCGACGCCGCGACGATCTGGCCCGCGGCGGGGAACTACTACGTCGACACCTCGTCCAGCGTCGGGCGCCTGGCGCTGCGGGTCGGCCAGGACTGGCCGGTCCCGGGCGGCGGCCTCCGGACCGTCGACGGCATCGAGATCGCCTGGACCTGCGGCCTCGGGCCGACGCTGCGGCCCTTTCTCGACGAGGACATCCGCGTCGCCCTCCTCATCACCGTCGCCATGCTCAACGAGCAGCGCGGCGATTCCGTCGTGTCCGCGCAGCTCCCCATGCCGGCGCGCGAACTGCTTTCTCCCCGCCGCCTCGAGTGGCTCTGACCGCCTCCGGAGATCCTGCCATGCGCCTCATCCTCGCCACCGCCGCGCTTTGCGCGCTCGCCATCCTCGCCGCCGGCCCCGCCGCCGCGGTCGGGGTCGGCTCCGCCGGGCTCAGCCTCGACGCCTCGATCGCCGGGCGCATCACCTCTGCCAACCCGCTGGGATCGAGCAGCGAGGCGCTGAACGCGGCCTTCCCGCTCTATCTCACCGGCGGGACCGGCGCGGGCCAGATCGACACCTTCTACGCCGGGGTGGTGACCATCGCCGCCTCCGGCTCGGCCACCCTGACGCTGCAGGGCTCGCTCGTGGACCAGTTCGGAAATTCGGTCAGCTTCGGGCACGTGAAGGCGATCCTGCTGGTCGCCGCCGCCGGCAACGCCAACGACTGCCAGATCGGCCCCGGAGCCTCGACGCCGTTCGCCGGCCCGTGGTCGGGGACCTCGCCGCTGACCGCGGTCTCGCCCGGCGAGACCTATCTGCAGACCAAGGGCCAGGGGACGGCGGCCGGATGGGCGGTCACCAGCTCCACCGACGTCCTCAAGCTCGCCAACTCCGGCTCGGGGACCTCGGTGACCTGCGACGTCTACATCGCCGGCACTTCGAGCTGATCCGTGGCCGCTCCGGCCGCCGGGCCGATCGGGCCCACCGCGCGCGAGCTGCGCGCGTCGATCTGCGTACAGCGCCGCAGCCTCGCCCAGGACGCCTACGGCGGCGTCAAGGGCGCCTGGGCGACCATCATCCCCCAGCGCGCCGCCAAGCTGGTCGCGGTCAAGCCGTCCCGGCGCGGCGGCGACGAGGTGGTGATCGCCGCGCGCGTCCAGGGCACGGCGATCTGGGACTGCTGGGTGCGCTGGGACTCGCTGACCTCGACCGTCACCGCCGAGGACCGGGTGGTCGACCGGCGCGGCGGCCAGGACGCGGCCGGGAACTGGCTGCGGGTCTTCGACGTCGCGTGGTCGCATGACATGGACCACCGCCGGGTGTGGATCCTGATGCAGCTGCGCGAGGGGCGCGCCGAGGGATGAGCGCCCTCAGCCGCGATCCGGCCGCGGCCATCCAGGCCGGGGTCTACGCCGCCCTGGCCGCGAGCCCGCAGCTCGCCGCCGCGTTCGGGGGCGCGGCGCGGATCTACGATGCGCCGCCCGCCAACCCCAACGGCGCCTCGATCGCCGATTTTCCCTACGTCACGCTCGGCGAGGACCACTCCGTCGGCCAGACCGACCAGGCGATGGACGGCACCGAGACCTTCGTCACGGTCGACGTCTGGAGCCGGGCCACCAGCTACGGCGAGGCCAAGCTGATCGGCGGGGCGGTGCGCGACGCGCTTTCCGCGCCGATCGCGCTCGCCGGCCACCGCGTGGTCACCTGGACCTTTCACGCCGCGGTCTATCGCCGCGAGGCCGACGGCGTCACCCGCCGCGGCATCGTCACCTTCCGCTTCGAGACGGTCCCGGATCTGGCGACCGCCGCTTTCGGCCCCTGAGGAGCACCGACCATGCCCGACACCTACGTCTCGCCAGCCGCCGGCGAACAGCTGCTGATCCAGTTCGGCGACGGCGCCGACCCCGAGGTCTTCACGGCGTCGTGCACGATCAACACGACCCGCAGCCTCAAGCGCAGCGCCTCGGCCTCGACCACCGAGCTGGCGGACTGCACCAATCCCTCCAATCCGGCCCAGACGGTGCGGGCCATCAAGTCCGTCGATCTGACCTTCGACGGCGCCGGCATCGCCGACATCCCCAGTTTCCTGGCGATGGAGACCTGGCTGGCCAGCGGCCAGCCGAAGAACTGCAAGGTGATCATCAACCTCACCGGGGCCGACGGCGGCGTCACCTACGACGTGGCCCTGGTGATCCTGTCGCTGGACCTGGCCGGCACGCGCGGCGAGAAGGCGACCTTCACGGCCGCCTTCGGCCAGGCGGCGGCCCCGACCTCGATCGCGCTCAACGCCTGATGAGCCGGCACGGCGATATCACCCTCGATTTCGGCGGCGAGGCGCGGCCGTTCCGGTTGGGGCTCGGCCAGATGCGCGCGGTCCAGGAGAAGTGCGACGCCGGCGTCAGCGAGATCGTCGCGCGGCTGGCCCCGGCGGTGCAGCTCGCCCGGCGGCTCGGCGAGGTTCCCGAGGCCGAGCGCGGCGCCGCGATGCTGGGGGCGATCGCCGCCGGGATGCTGGGCCGCTGGCGCGTCGACGACTATCGCGAGGTGATCTTCCAGGGCCTCTTGGGCGGCGGCATGGAGCACAGCCGCGCCACCGTGCTCGTCACCCGATACGTCGACGACGCGCCGCCGCTGGAGAACTGTGCGCTCGCCTTCCAGGTGGCCCTCGCCGCCATCGTCGGCGCCGAGGACGAACCGCCGGGGGAGACCCAGGCCCCGCCGGCGACGCGCAGGCGCCGCTCGCGCGGGGCAAGCTCCGCTTCGCCGACCTCTACGGCTGCGGCGCCGTGATGGGCTGGACGCCGGCCGAGGTCGATGCGGCGAGCCTCTGGCAGTTCATGGGCGCCTGGCGCGGCTGGCGCGCCGCCAACACCGCCTCGGGCGCGCCGCAGTTCCCGAGCGAGGCCGACCACGAGGCCAACCTCGCGCGCACGCTGCATTGACGGGCGGCCGAGAAAGGCCCCGCGGATGAGCAGGATGATCGGGCTGGAGGCGGTCACCGCCCGCTTCGCGGCGCTGCCGGCGGCGATGAAGCTGGCGGTCGAGACCAGGCTCGCCAGCGAGGCGGCCGAGCTGGTGGCGGCGATGAAACGGGCCGCGCCGGTGGGCGTGGCGCCCGAGCCGCACCCCGGCGCGCTGCGCGATTCGATCCACGCCACGCGCAGCCCGAAGCGCCCGGTCGCCTACACCATCACCGCCGACGCGCGCGATGCGGCTGGCCGTCCCTATGGCGCCTGGGTGGAGTTCGGCCACGCCGCGCCCGGCGGCAAGCACGTGCCGGCGCATCCGTTCTTCTGGCCGACTTACCACGCGCACCGGCGGCTATTGAGGAGCCGCCTCAGCCGCGCCGGCGAACATCTTCTGCTGCTGCAGGTCTCGGCCGACGTCTCGAAGCTGGAGAAGCAGTTCGCCAAGGCGACCGGCATCGTCGCGGCGGGCTCGGCGGCGATGGAGGCGCGCGCCGGCCATGCGGCGACGCGGCTCACCCAGAGTTTCAGCGGCTCGGGCGTCGGCAAGGCCCTCGACAACATCTTCGACCGCTCGCGCCTGGCGGTGATCGAGAGCGGCACCGCCAAGATCCCGGTGTTCGGCTCGGTGATCGCCGACCTCGGGCCGGCCGGGTTCGCCGGCGCCGCCGGCGTCGGGGCCCTGATGGGGGCGATGGCGCTGGCGACCAACGCGGTCGACTGGGCCGAGACGCTGCAGCGATCGGCCGACTCGATCGGCGAGACCACCACGCGGCTGCAGGAGTTCGATTTCGTGGCCGCCGGCTCCGACGTGCCGATCGCCGCCATGCGCACCGGCCTCGAGCGGCTCAACGAGGTGATGGGCCGCGTCCAGGACGGCCTGATGAGGGGGAAAAACAACGTCGAGACCCGGGCCTTCGGCGCGCTCGGCATCACCAAGGCGGATCTGGCCACCTACCAGAGCGCCGCCCAGCTGCTGCCGGTGATCGCCGACCGCATCCGCGAGGTGCGCACCGCTGCCGAACAGTCGGCCATCGCCAAGGCCATGGGCATCGCCGAGCTGCTGCCGCTCCTGAAGCGCGGTGGCGACTACATCCGCGAGATGACGCAGCGCGCGCACCAGCTGGGCGCGGTGGTCGACGGCGAGACCGTCGGCGCGGTCAACCACCTGGCCGAGGCGAGCCACGAGGCCGACCTGCGCCTGGGCGCGGCGGCCCACACCATCGGCGCGGAGATGGTCCCGATGCTGGTCGCCATGAAGAACGCCGCCGCCGGCGCCATCGATGCGCTGGCGCGGCTGATCGCGCTCTATCCGCAGACCCGCTCGGCGCAGATGGGCCAGTTGATGTCGACCTATTGGGGCGAGGAGAACCGCGCCGCGAACCTGCGCGCCGGGCGTTTCGACCTCGCCGCGCCCGGCGGCAACATCGCCATCACCGCGGGCGAGCGCGCCCAGTCGGTGCGCGACGCCGAGGCGGCCGCCGCGTCCACCCTGGCGCAGATCCGGACCCTGCAGGCGCAGATCGAGGCAGCCCGGCAGGCCGACGCCGCCGCGACCGCGGCGGCCAACGCCCCCTCCGGCGCGCTCGCCGACCTCGCCGACGCCTCGGTCCGCGGCCGCCATGGCCACCATGGCCGCGCCGCCCATGCGCACATGCTGCGCGCGAGCCTGCCGCACGAGGCCCAGACCAGCTTCGGCCGCTGGTATGGCCAGCATCCGTTCCAGTCCGAGGCCGACGCCAGCGCGGCCTGGTGGACCGAGCAGGGCGCGGGGCGCGTCTCGGCCCTGGGCTCGGGGGCGCCGGCGATGGCGCCCGGCCTCGCGCCGATGACGGCCGTGGCCGGCCAGCTGCTCGACCCGCAGCAGCTCGCAGCCCAGACCCAGGCGCTGCAGCAGCGCCTCACCGACATGTTCCGCGGCGCCCTCGAGGCCGGCATGCACGGCGGCTGGCCGGGCGTGCTCAGGTATTTCGAGACCTCGATGGAGGAGAGCTTCATCAAGTCGCTGACCTCGGGGATCGCCACCTCGCTGGCGGGCTGGATCAACGGCCAGGGGACCCAGAACCCCAGCGCCTCGGCCGGCAAGACCCTGCTGGGCTTCATCGGCGGCGTCGGGCACCTGCTGGGGTTCGCGGACGGCACGCTCTCCGCGCCCGGCGGCCTCGCCATGGTCGGCGAGCGCGGGCCCGAGCTGGTCAACCTGCCCAAGGGGGCGCAGGTGATCCCCAACCGGGCGCTCTCGGG